TTTTGCTTTGTGTGGGCGCTCCTGGAGTCGGTAAAACAGTGGTCATGAATCACATTTACCAAACCATGGAGCGTGTTAAAGGGCGAGCTTTTTCGCCCGATGCCGTAGCCAACCTTATGCCCGATGTCGAGTTTTATGACAACATATCCAATGGGACCTGTATCATTCATTTTGATGAAATTGGTATAGAAAAACCGCAAGGCGGTCGTCTCGATGTCAAGAATTCTTCGGTGCGCATGTTGCTTAACTACGGTGACTCCAATCCACAGGTCGTCAATAAAAGTGATGTAACCGAGAAGGGTAAAACCTACAATCTCAACGATTACGTTACTGGCTCCACCAATACCTTTAATATCAACGCACAATATGTGACGAAGATTCCAGAAGCGATTTATAGAAGAATCCACTGGATAGAGGTTAAGGTAGAGGAGTCATACCGGGCGGCTAATAGCAATGGCGTTGATGTTCAGCGCCTGAAAGCTGAGGGATTGCCCCTCACTTCTAAGTTTCTCATTCGAGAAGTTGTCTTTCCACACACGAAGGATAAATTTTCGCTTGATCCGGCGACAGGGGAACCACGTATTCGGGATGAAGGACCATGGGTCTCTCTCCCTGAGTATCTCTTGATGCTAGAAGCTAGAATTCGACAACACGATGAGCGCTGTAAGATCGGCGCAGGTGTTACCATGAGATGGGACGAGCATAATTGTTCCCATGGTAGAACCAGCGATATCTGCTTGGATTGTCAAGATCCAGCAGGCGCCGATATACTTCGTAGATCGTTAGGCGCTCCACCTGAATCTTCCATTATTTATGAGGGTGAAGGGGGCGCCGAGGAACAACCAGAGTCCTTGGACATTGACCAGGACGACGTGGACGACATCGAGTCGCGCCGCGCGGTGAAACACCCTGTTACACGGAGTGTTTTTTCCATTTTGTCAGCATTTATGTGGATGATTTTTGGAATGTTCCCGATCATTTTGTCGTTGTTTTCCCCGTTCCTCCTTTGGTTAGCTTCACGCTCACTTTGGACTGTTGCTGGCTGGTGGTATGCATCTCGCTCCACCCGCCTCATTGACGATTACACCATGAAGTTATCTCTATTTGGTAAGTCAATGATCAAGTTCGGTATTATCGATCTTACAGCACAGATCCGTGGGTACGAAACCGACCAGGACAGATATGAGAGGCGGTTGTGCACATCTGTGACCGTCGCCCGAGCTAATAACGTTCAGTGGTATCTCAATTGGGGTATTAGAATTTTGATTGTTCCAGCATCAGCTGGCATTTGTCTTTCTATTGTGCGCTACATGCGCACCCGATTGAGCCACGAGGGCATGGCCCAAACTAAAATGCTCGGTGAGAAGTTATCGCCATCTGAGTTCACCAGTCGCCTTGCGCAAATGAATGTCACTACATCTCGTATGACACCTACTGGAGAGCGAAACTCAACATGGACAGCTCCCTCACTCATGACTGTTCAATCCGCAGAGAAGAGTATATTACCTCCTGATCATCTCTTAAACAAATTGCGTAAGCATGTTTGGTCTATACAAGCTATCAGACCAGATGGCACTGCCATGAACGCCCACGCGTTAGCAGTTTGCCCGGAGATTATATTGGTTAATACTCACGTCTTTGCCGGCTCGTTATCCATCATTTTGGAGCACCACGTGTGCTCAAGTGGTGAAACAGCTACAATGGTGAACCGTTTAGTTTACAATAATTTGTCCGATAAGGACTCTTTTGACATAGGCAATGACATCACCGCTGTTTACGTAGCCGGTTTAACTTCTAAGAACTTTTTGGGATACATCCCAGATGCCTTGGAGTCTCAGACGGTCTCTAATTTGTGGAGCTCCGTGAAGATCCCGTCATTTCAAGTCTTCCCTACTGGTGTTAGGGAGATTGAGTCACATTTCGGTCGTGACGTCCCCGTTGACGACACCGACACAATAGTACAGCATCCGATTATGTACTTAAACCCGAATCATGCGAATGGTATGTGTGGTATACCCTTGGTTCAGGTTAAAGGAAATGTGACAGTTTTGGCAGGTTTTCACTTTGGAGGAGCATCGAAGGATGGTGACGCTACTTGCGCTGCCACCTCATTTGTCCGCCCTCAGATAGAGTCAGCTATAGCTAAACTTAGGAAAAACCGTACCCTCGCGCCATTGGCATCCGAGGGCGATATTCAACCTTTCGATCTCGATGGAATTGATCCTGTATTTGGCTTACCGGGCTCCCGTAGTTTTCTCAACTGGCAGAGGGGCAACATTGGGTATGCTGGGACTGTAAAGAATATGCAGTTCTTCAGTACCTCACCCAAGATGTCTTTTTTGCCTACTGCTCCTTACGCAGACATGCTAGGAGTGCCTACGAAGAACGCCGATGGAGAGTATCTTTGGGGTGTACCCGATTTTCGGGCTCACCCTGATGAAAAATCTCCAATGGGTTATTATTC